CACCTCGAGCGGCTCATCGGATACCGCTGGGGAGCACGCACGACGGTGACGTATACGCCCGTCGGTGGCGTCGAGGCACGCCGGCGGGTAATCATCGCGTTGATACGGCTCGAGATGAACTACGCGCCTGGCATGGCAGGGCAGGGCGGCGGCGGCTGGTCCGAGCAGTACGCCTCGTCGGTGTTCGGTGCCTACCGCTCGCAGCGCGAGGACATCATCGCCACGCTGTCACCGAGCGAGGACTTGTTCGCATGATCCGGCTGATGCGTCGCTTTGGCATCCGGCAGGGCTGGGCGTTATGGCACCTCCAGCGCGCCTGGCGCACGGAGCGCCGCCTATCCGAGTGGCAGCACCGCAACGCCCACCCGCTACGCACGCACCACGAGCCGCCGCGTATGGCCGGCTATCGGAGGAAGCGATGAGGTACCGCCACCTCGTCACGATCATGCAGCCGACCGAGGTGCGCAGCGCCAAGGCAGCGGTATCGCACACGTGGGCGCCGCTGCACTCATCGGTGCCGGCCACGATCACGGCCACCACCGTGCAGGAGACACGGGCCTCCGACATGGCCGTCGAGGAGGGTCGCTACGACATAGTGCTCGCAGGGCGGTACGTCGACGTCACCACGGCGATGGCCGTGCAGGACAGCGAGGGCCGGCAGTTCGAAATCGACTTCATCGACGCCGCGTTCAACAAGCGCCAGACGCGGCTCGCTGCGCGCATCGTCAGCACGCCTGCTTAGATGGCCACCCGTGTCGCGCTCACGCCCAGCGGCTCGCGCATCAAGGCTTACCTCGAGGGCGGGCCGGAACTGAAGGCGGCGCTCGCCAAGTTGGAGCGCGGGCTGGCCGACGAGTTGCTGGCCACGGCCACGCTCGAGGGAGCGGAGATCATCGCCGCCGAGTGGAAGGCACGGGCGCCCGTGGGTAGCCCACCCGAGAAGGTGCCAGGCGCATACCGCGACTCGATCAACGCCAAGTCGAAGCCTGGCAAGAAGGGCGCCACCGCGATCATCGCCGTGGGCCGATACCCAGGCCTGCCGGCTGGCCAGCAGCCACGACGCTATGCGCCCAAGTTGGAGTTCGGATCGAGCGGCCGGACGCGGATGCGCACCGGCAGCGGTGCTTCGGCACAGCCCGCCCAGCCATCGGCACGGCCGGCGTTCGACGCGGCCCAGGGTCGAGCCATCGACGCGGTCGAGCGGCGCCTCAAGGAACTCGTCACGAAGGCCACACCATGAGCGTCGAGGTATTCCTCACGACCACGCTCGAGCCGCTGTTCAGCAACCGCCTGTATCGGATGCGCCTGCCCATCGAGGCCGTGCTGCCTGCGGGCACGTATCAGCGCATCGACACCGAGCCTAAGTACACCCACGACGGTGACGCCCACCTGCCAACGGCGCGCTTCCAGATCGACTGCTGGGCGGCCGATCCGGACGCCGCCGATGACGTGGCCGATCTGGTGCGTGCGGCACTCAGCGGCTACTCCGACGACACCTACCAGAGCATCTTTCTGGCGGATGAGCGCGAGTTGGACGAGCCGGACGTGGGCATCTACCGGCGCAGCATCGACTTCTTCATCACCTACGCCAACGGGCAGGCATCGTGAGCGAGTACACCCGCGATCAACTGCGCGGCCAGGCGCGGGTGCTGGGCGTGACCATGAGCGGTACGAAGGCCGAGATCGAGGCACGGGTGGCAGCGGCCGTTGAGGACGAGGCGGCCGGTGCCCGTGGGTACACTATCGGCACGTGGCACGGTCGGCCCAACTACGAGTGTGGGCGGTGCGTGTTCAAGACGCTGAAGCGGCGGGCCATCGCCATTCATATATCGGACGAGCACGGAGGGCTGACATGACAAGCGCACGCCGGCGGGCCGCCGCCACAGTGGACGATCCTGCGCCACCGAGCGCCACGCCCGAAGATGAGGGCGAGGTAGTTACGTGGTCGGGCCTAACGGCCGCCTTGGCCGCGGATGATCGGCCGGTCGAACGGGTGGTCGTGACCGAGTGGCCAGGCGCACCGGTGTTCTTCGTGCGCGGCATCACCGGCCACGCCCGCGACGAGATCGAGAACACGACCTTCGGTGAGGGCGTCAACGACATATCGGCCAAGATCGTGGCCCGTGCCCTCTGCACCAGCACGGGCAAGGCATTGGTCGACCGTGCCCACATGGACGAGGCTGAGAAGATGCTCACGTCGCGTAGCGCCGGCGGGCTGCTACGGCTCCAGCGGGTGGCCCGTCGGCTGTCGGGCATGGACCAGGGCGCCATCGAGGAACTGGAAGCCCTCCTGTCAAAAGCGCCGAGCGGCGCGGATGGCTCCGGCTAACGGCCCACCTTGGCCACCCATCGCTGGACGCCTGCCAGGCCGCCGTTGACTCCCGCGAGTTCAGCGAGTGGCTGGTTCACTTCGCCCTGGTCGACGCCGAGGCGGCGCGGGCCGAGCAACGTAACGACTGGCGCATAGCGATGCAGATGGCACTCCTGGCCAACATCAACCGTGACCGCAAGAAGCATCCGCAGCCGTTCGCCGCCAAGGAGTTCCTGCCCGAGTGGACGACGCCCGAGGTGGAGCGCGACGTACCTACCGACGACGAGATACGGGCCGCGGTGCAGGCGATGAACAAGGCCTTCGGTGGCCGCGTGAACGAGGCGTGACGTGGCCGGCCCACTAGCAACCCTGCGGATCATCCTCGGGCTCGACGCCCGTGAGGTCGAGGAGGGCGTCGGCAAGGCCAACAAGGCCGCTACCGGCTTCGGCACCGGCGCCAAGGTGGCGTTCGGTGTAGCCGCCGGCGCGGCCACCATCGGCTTCGGGCTGATGGCCAAGGGCGCGGCCGAGATGGAGCGCTCACAGGGTGCGTTCCAGGCGGCCACGGGCAAGAGCCGCGAGGAGGCGGTCGAGTTCTCCAAGGGCATGAACAGCCTCGTGGGCACCGCCGCCACCGTGGGCAAGTCGTTTGACGAGATCAGCAAGGCCGGCATCACCGTGGCGCAGCAGTTCGGCGTCACCGGAGAGGAGGCGACCCAACTCACCGCCGACGTCCTGGCCTTCGCCAAGGTAACGGGCCAGGACGCGCCTGGTGCCGCCGCCGCCCTCGAGGATGCGCTCTCCGCCTTCGGTCTCAGCGCCGAGGATGCCGCCGGCATGATGGACGTCCTGGTGGCGAGCAACCAGAAGTTCGGCACGGACGTGGGACCGACCACTCTGGACCAACTCAAGAAGATGGCGCCCGCCCTCCAGGCCATGGGCGTGGAGGCGGACGAGGCGGTCGGGTTCCTGAATATGTTCGAGGCGGCTGGCCTCGACGCCGCCGGCGCGATGAAGGGATTCAACTCCGCGATCAACAACATCCCGCCTGGCGAGTCGATGCAATCGGTCCTCGAGAAGATCCAGGCGATCGAGGACCCGCTGGAACGGGCGCAGTACGCGGCGGAGATCTTCGGAGCCAAGGCCGGTTCGGGCCTGGCCAACGCGCTCAAGCCAGGCGGCCTGGCCCTCGAGGACTACATCATCACGGTGGACGAGGCCGAGGGCGCCAGCGACGACGCCGCCGAGGCCATGCTCACCACCGGCGACCGCATCCGGATGTTCGGTGAGAAGGGCATCGCGGCCCTGCGCGGGCTGGGCCAGGAGTTCGGCCCGCTGGCGTCCGGTCTAGGCGGCCTGGTGTCACTCACGGCCACGCTAGCACCGGCGTTCGGCAAGGGCCTGGCGCCACTCAAGGACATGATCAAGGGCCTCATACCCAAGTTGCTGCCAGCCGCCATCTTCACCGGTACGGCCACGGGTGGCGCGCAGGGCGAGGCACAGGCGTTGGCCGCCACCGGCCCAGGTGTGGTGAGCAGCATGTTCACGCGGATCGCTGCGTTGGCCATCCCGCTGGCGCCGGCGGGCACCACCGTGGGCACGGCCATTGGTGCCGCGATGGCGGTGGCCATTCCGCTCGGCCTCATCGCCGGAGCAGCGACACTAGCGGCGGCCGTCACCGTGGCGATCATGACCCCGATCCGCGACTCGGGTGTCGTCAACGACTTCTGGGACACCATCTTCGGGGAGGGCGCTGACCTACGAGCCAAGGTCGCGGCATACACAGCCAACGTCGACCGCATGGTCGCGGACGGCCTCACGTTCGAGGAGGCCAAGGCGCAAGCCACCCAGCGCCTCGTGGACCTGTTCGGACAGCCGATGGCCGACACGGTTGAGGCGGCGGCCTACGGGACCGGCGCGGCAGCGGCCCACACCGTCGGCGTGGCCTTCTCGGAGACGGTTGTGGGAGTGGACTTCGCGACCCGCCTCAGGGGCACGGGCCAGCGGGTGGTCGACTATGTCGGAGAAGGCGTCGGCCAAGGCACGGAGCAGTTGACCGGCTACATGAGCACGCTGGTCGGTCGTGCCGCCGTGGCGGCCAAGGTCGACACGGCCGAGGAGTTGGGCGTGCGGACCACCGCCGCGCTCGGGCGCGGTATGTCATCCGCCGAGGCCACGCAGGGGATGTTCGGTGAGTTGGACCAACTGAAGCAGGCCATCGAGAACCACCTGTCGCCACGCGAGCAGGCGCTCAAGATCATCGGCGGCAACTACGTGGAGACCCTAGCCGAGGGAATGCGCCACGCGGACCCCGACATACGGCTGGCCTCGGTCGGCCTCACGTTGTCGGCTATCAACACGCTCGAGGATGGCGGGCTGCAGGGTCCGAAGGGCAAGAAGTCGATGCGCCAGATGGGCATCCTCTACACCGAGTTGCTGGCGACGGGCATGACCGCCGCAGAGGCACGGGCCGAGTTGGCCGCGCAGGGCGTGTCGGAGGCCACGATAGACGAGTTGGAGGCGGGCAAGGGTCCGGCAGGGACGGCGGGCAGGGATACGACCGCCGCCTATGCGGGCGGCATCGTCGGACACGGCGGTGGGCGCACCGGTGGCATCGGCGCCCAACTCTCGGGCGGCGCCAAGGGACCGGCAGGATCGGCCGCCGCCTCGGTCCGTACCGGCGCGGTCAACGTCCTATCCAACACGTCAGGCTTCCAGGGCTACGGTGCGGCGACGACCGGCGAGTACGCCGACGGCATCGAAGCGGGCGGTCGCATCGCCATCGCCCGCGCCCGCGCAATAGCGGCGACGATACGGGCGATCCTGAAGGCGAACTCGCCGCCGGATAATCCGCTCCTGCGCGACATCGGCAAGTGGGGACAGAACACCATCGAGGAATATGCGACGGGCCTGGCGCGTGGCGGCGCCGCCGTGGACGAGGCGATGGCCGGCATAGTCGGCTCCGTGGCCGGCATATCGCCCACTATGCCGTCGGGCTTCGGAGCCGCTGCGTATGGTGGCGGCGGCGGAGTGGTGATCGAGGGCGGCATCCACGTGACGGTGAATGGTGCCGATGATCCGGCGGGCACGGGTGTGGCGGTACGCAATGGCATCACAGCCGCGCTCGACGACGTGATCCGCAAGGCCCGCGGATCGAGCACGCTGCGCTGGAGCCCGAGCGGCTGATGGCATCGTTCACCGTCAACGCGGACATGGGCTCGTGGTTCGCCAACACCCTCGGCGGTGCTGGCAACGGCAAGGGCGACCGCATGACCGTGGGCATGGGCGTCTCGTCGTGGAACTGGCAGAACCGCTTCGCGCTGCGCTTCCCTCGCCCGACTACCGAGTTCGCCGCCATCCCCAACGTTGACCGCATCACGGCGGTATACGCCTGGGTGCGTGCCAACAACGACAACGCGGGCATTGGTGGCGCGCCCAAGTTCGTGCTCGAGCGGGCGACCGCCGCCTTCTCGGAGAACAGCGAAGCGCGGCGGGCGTTCGTCAGCACGGTCGGGTCGAACCCGCAGCATTGGCCTGGGCCGGCTACCACCACGACGGACCGTGGCGAGTACAACGGCGCGGCACCGGCGGCCGGTGCGTGGGTCAAGGTCGACGTGACCAACCTCGGCAAGTGGCTGTACTCGAACCCCTCCGAGACGGCGCTCAGCCTGCACGCCAAGGCGAGCAACGGCACGGGCACGCTCGACGAAAGCAACACCGCCCGCCGGCTCACGATCCAGTCCGACGATGGCACATCGAAGCCGTACCTCGAGTTCATCTACTCGACCAACGATCCGCCCAACGTGCCGACCGACCTGTCGCCACTAAGCGGCGAGACGCAAGGGTCGGCGGCGGGCACCAGCCTCGCGCTATCGGCCCGCCACACCGACCCCGAAGGGGACGCCGCCACCCACGACTGGTTCGAG